AAAACCTGCGTCATCTCTACGAGCCTTAGTAGTTTTAAGATCTTTTGAAGCAATTTTACCATGTTTCATTGCCAATCTTTCATCCTCTTTGTCTTTGTATCCTTGACCTTCTTTTGTTTCTGCCTTAACAACTTTGGATTTTTGTTCCATATTTTCACCTTTCTTGTATTCGAATTTTGGTTTACCAGTACCAACTGATTTTGGTCCTTCTTTCTTCTTTTCATCGAATCCGCCTTTAGCTTTATCTTTGTAAGTGAATTTTGGTCCAGACCCAATTCCAACACCCTTAGGTTTTACTGTCGATTTACCTTCTCTAACAGATCTTCTGTGGTTGTAAGATTCGTCCAAATCTTCTTCTTCCATCATGTCGTCATCTTCTTCTTCCATCATGTCATCATCTTCTTGTTCCATCATGTCATCATCTTCTTCGTTAAATTCAATTTCGTACATAACTTCTTCATCCTCCATGTCGATGTCTTCAACATCGCCATCTTTAGAGAAAATTGCATTGATAACATCTTCTGTGTCAAGATCCATGTCATCCATTTCATCCATGTGCATTGTTTCGTCTAATTCTTCTTCGTCTTCTTCAGACTCACCAAGCTTAACTAAGTATTCAGAATCGGTGTCATTATCGGTTAAGTGAATATCTTCACCATCTTTTTTTACGATGATGCCATCTTCTTCACCCATGGCCTTGAACACCTTCAGAATTTCTTCGTCAGAAGCGTCAGTCAAATCTATTGGACTTTCTTCTGAATCCATATCCATGTCCATGTCAAATTCCATGTCCATTTCCATATCATCTTCATTATCAACAGGTTCATCCATTTCGATGTCTGTATCTAATTCAACCTCATCTTCCATGTCTTGTTCTGATAGAGATTCTTTTACTAATTGGTTGATTTCTTCCTTCATAGTAGAAGCAAGTATTCCTTTTGCGTTCTGGGCGATAGCTTCTTCAACATTTTTCATTTGAATTAACGCCTCCTGTACTAAGTTTTTATTTTCTTGCATAGAAAAAAATTGTTTAATTTATCATATAAATAGTACCAAAATGAAAAAAAGTCATTTCACGATATCCCTAAAATAAAAAAAGTGGTCAATAGACCACTTCATTTGTTTCAGTTTAATAATGTTGATTACTCAATTACCTCGTCGATTTTACTTTCAGACACAGCAGTGATTCTCCAATCATGAGTAAACCCCTCATATTTCTTGGTTACTTTTGCTTCAACGTCTGTGACAGAGTAACCTTTTACTAGTTTCTCTTCTCTAACTTTTTTAATCTTACCTGTGTTTTCATCAGGAAAATCGTACTGAATTTTTGCTACAAAATATTTTTCTTCCATAATTTTATTTTCTTAAAAAATCGTCTAATTTTTTCATTAAGTCAACTGACTTTTCAGCGTACTCATTATTTTGTTTAGATTTTATTTCCTCCTCTAAATTTTCTTCATATTTACTTCGTTCATCAGGATTAGTAAAAAGATATGCTCCTGGAGTTGAAGGTGAAGATACCAAATCAAAACAGATTAGTTCAAAGTCATCTTGTACTTCATTTCTTTCTCCTACTTTCTTCAACGACCCAACACCTCTTGAAGAAATACCTAAAGTTACCCCTTGTCTCATTAGGTTGGCGGCTTGGTCTCCTTTAGTCGAAACAATACCTCTTTCGTGAAACCCTGGAGATGTCAATAATTTGAGTTTTCCCATGAGTATATTTTTATCCCACCATATATCGGTAATGATGTGAGATACTCTGTCCAAGTCAATTAATGATGATTCAGGGTGATTTAATTCAGATGTTGACAACCCCTTAGAAATAGATTGTTTATATCTATCTGCCTCTCTTTTTAGAATCCTCTCAGGATATGTTCTACCATTTCTATTTGGAGTATCATATTTTTGAAGTACTGCGTAAAATTCAAATGGATTTCTATAATCTAAATTGGATGCTTCTTTTATAATGTCAATATTCTGAGCATCTTTCGGAGAAACCCAACCAGCGTCCATTTCAATTAATATACCGTGGCCAAGCTCGCTCGCTTCTAAAATTCTTAAATTTTTCATCTAATCTTTTAAGATAAATATACGGATTCAGATAGTTTGCTAAATTTCGTCTTTTTTAGAAATTGAAAATTCGAAGTATTTGTTCTGAACTACGTTATTTTTATAGATTGATTTGACAATGTTTTTTATGGATTCTTTTATTTCATCAGATTTGAAATCCATCTCTCGGAGAGTGTATAGATTAATTTCTAAGTTGAAAAATGATTTTTTCCCTTTAGAAATTCCACTTGTTCTTAGGTCCAAATCAACAATATTTTTTTCTTGAAAAATTTTTGAATCAATTGATTCAAAAACTGAATTTTTTATTTCTCTTCCTAAACCAGATACAATTCGGTTCCAATTATCTAACTCATCTTTTGGTGTAACCCATGATTGAATATTTATATAAACCGATTTTAAGTTTTTGGAATCTACTGTCCCGTATTGGGACTTAATAGGATTGAATAGGTTAAGTTTAACACTTTTTCCTTTTTTCATTAATAATGATATTACGTATGTTTATTTTTGTTAATGAAAAAATATACAATATATACATAAATGTCAAAATTTTTTTATACTTGAAGATATTTCTAATATATGATAATAATTAAAATTAATCAGGGTAACAATATTGAGAAAGCCCTCAAAACCCTAAAGTCAAAAGTAATCAAAACAAAGCAAAATCAGATTTTATTCGAGAAAAGAGAATATACAAAAAAATCTGTACTTAGAAGAGCACAGATTCTAAAAGCGAAATATATTCAAAGTATTAAAGACCAATCAAATTGATTCTTCCAAATTTTTTAATTTCAAAAAATTCAATTGGTCAAACTTTTCAGACTTAACTTTATCGATTGTTTCTGAAATTTTTGTTTTAATATCTTGCGAATCTTCACTATTTTGGAGTTCCGTCAATTTAGATATTGCACTTTCCTTAATTGTTTCAAATTTTGCTTCCAAAGTTTTGACATCTTCAGAAACTATTTGAAAAAATTCTTTTTTAGAATTTTCATCTAAACTAAGTATGTAGTTATTAACTGTTTGGTTTGCTATGGTAACCATAGAACTAATCGGAATATTAATATTTTCTTTAATTGTTTCTTTAGTTGATGTAACCACCTTCAAAATATTTTTCTTCGCATTTAATCTTTCAAGTAAATTAACACCTTGGTTATAAACTAATGTATCAATTTCGGTATAATTGTTTTCAGTTTTTTCGGAAAGAGTAATTGGAAGTTTAATACTTGGTAAAATTTTGTTTAATAAAGAAATCCCTTCTTCAATAAAATCTTTTGCATCTTGTTCACCTAAACCTTGAGGTGAACTCAGTTGACTATAAATGTCGTATGCTTTAGACATAGCTTTATTATTCAAAACGTTGTGTTTGAATTCTCGTAAAGTCTTCTTGAATTCCATTTCATTTTTGTATGATTCCAAGAGATTTTTTTCTATTAGGGATTTTACTATTCCGAAGGTCATTGTGTCTTTTTCAAATAAATATTATGAATTTAATAACTTATCTAAGTGTTTTGAAATTTCTCCTAAAGAATCTTGTCCCTGACCCAAATTTATTATTCGAGACCCTTCAATTAAATTATTTTCCACTAAAATATTTAGATCTTTTTTCCTTGATTCTGGTGTTATTTCGGCGGGAGGAGCTTCACCTGCTGGAGGTAACTCGGGTTCTCCTCCAGGTATCTCACCACCACCTCCTCCAAATGATGGTGGAGATCCTAATTCCTCTCCTCCGTCCATTGTCGTAGAAGCTCCTGCCGTTGGTGTTGACCCTGTTTGACTACCATATAATTTGTCAATATTATCAAACAAACCAGTTTTTGTTATAACAGTTGGAGTTGCTTTTAATTCTTCGCCAACGGCTCTTTCAATTCTTTGTTGTTGTAAGTCCAAACGAACTTCGTCATCTGACCATCCAAAAATATGCTTCTTAGCCCATGTAGATGAAGTTGCCTGAATTCCATTTCCTGGATCAGAAACCAAATCTTTATACAATAATACTTTCTCTTTCCAAACATCAATTTTAAGTAAATCCGCTTGAGTAGATGGATTTGTTAATCCAATTGTGAAATTTGAAAGTTCGTCTTCAAATCCTAATAAAAATAAATGTACAATTGCAATTTTATTCAATTCGGCAATCATACTCTTTTGAATTCTGTTGATGGTACGAGCAAATCGTATATCTTGTAACGCCAAATTTTTACCATCACCAACAACTTCTTCAAATCCTAAGAAAGCCTTTGGTACTCGGAGGGCGGTTAACAATTTCTTTTGGATATATTCAATATCGGCAATTTCAGATAAGTTAGTTGCTCCAGGTAATGTTGAGATTGGGTCTGGCGCTGCGGGGTCTCTTACAGGAATAAAATAAT